ATGCCGGCTGACGTCCTGGGACGGATCGCGGGCGAAGGCGGTGCGGATCGCCTCGGCTCGGCGCTCAACCTCCACCAGGGCGTCGAGGACGCGGCCGGCGGCGCTTCGGCGCCAGGCGTCGAGGGCGGCTTGACGCTGGACCGTGTCGCGTCTCAGGGCGGCAGGACTGCGCGGCCGGAACGGTTCAGGGCCGAGGCCCGACCAGGCTACGCCGCGAACCGCCGCCGCATCGCGCTCATAGGCGTCCGCGCGGAAGCGCTCGAGCCGTTCTTCTTCCGTCATCCCAAAACTGTATCAAAAATACAGGTCGGGGCAAATTTTCTCTGTATCTAAGCTGCGCCGCGAATGATGCGGCGGGCCTGGAAGGGTGGGATGATGGCGGTGATGTGCGCCGCCCAGCGCAGCCGCGCATCCCGCCGCATGGGGCCGGCAACGCTTTCGAGGTCATAAAGGCCGGGGCGCGAGCCGCGCAGGAGCCGCTTGACCAGGACCTCGTCGGTGTCGGTCTCGACAACCACCACATGGCCCAGCATGTCGGGCGTCGGCGGGGTGCGCTGATCCTCGAAATAGATAAGGGCGCCGTCGTCGGCGACGCCGTGCATGGAGTGGCCGACGACCTTGAGGGCGGCCGCCTTATCGGTGCCGCCGGGCGGGATCGGGGCGAGTTCGGCGGGATCCTGCCCCGTGGCGAAGAGGACGACGCCCTCGGGATTGGCGCCCACCCGGCCGATCACCTGCACGAAGCCGGGTTCGCCGGCGGCGGCCATGGGCCCGGCGGCGTCGTACAGCCACTCGGGACGGACCCCGAAGGCGGCGGCGTATTCCTTGGCCCGGCGATACGAGAAGGGCGCGTTGCCGTTTTCGTTCGAGGCGTAGGTGTTGCGGCTCCAGCCGAACGCATCGGCGGCAGCGGCGGCGGTCTCGAAGCCCCTGTCGATACGGGCTTGGCGCAGGCGGGCGGCGCGGCCGTCCATCATCGTTCCGATCATCGCTGTGATGTCACGTCGCTGTAGGTAACCTGCAGAAAGCCTTTGCGCAATGCGAGTGTATGTAATATACAGTATGCATGAGCGAGCAGCATCCACCTTGGGCCGCACTGGCCTATGCAAACCTGCGCCGGGGCGGCGCTCCCGCCTGGCGCGCCCAGAGTGAACTGGGCCTGTGCGACAATATCGGACGCAGGCAAGAGCGGATCTTCCGGGCCGGGGCCGGCCGCGGCGAGGCGCAGCCGAGATTCGCTGACCATGACGGCCATGTGGCGGCAGTAATGGCGGCGGGCGGTTTTCCCGCAATCGCGTCATGACACCGCCGCCCGACGCGGCGCGGGTCGTCGCCCGGGCCCTGAGCCGGCGCGCGCCGGCCGAGCGGGCGCAGTTCCTGCGTGAACTTCTGGCGCATACGGCGGCCGGACTGGTGATCATCGAAGGCGATCGGGCGGCGGGCGAGGCCGTCTATCGCCTGGCCGATGCGGTGGTGGCGCGCGGCGCCGGCCGCTGACGCAGCTTCAGGAGACGAGCATGGGGAACATCGACACCGCGCCGGCGGCGCGCGAGCGCTGCTGCGCCTGGAGCGCCAGACACAGGCGCGGGCCGAAGCGCGGGCGGTGATGGACGGTGTGGCCGAAACGGTGGCCCTGTCGCGCGCCCGCGGGGCGGCCTTCGAAACGCCTACCGGGCGCAAGACGCGCGCGCAGCCTGTGCGGCGCCTGAGCGGGCTGGAATGGCTGTTGCGGAAGGGGCGTGTGACGCCGGACGAGGCGGCGGCGGGCGAGCGCTATGGGGCGGCCTACCGGCGCGTGCGGCTCGATCCGGCCATTCCTTCGACCCTAGAGGCCGTAGCCCAGGCCAACTTCAGCGCCGCAGGGCCGTCCCTCAAGCAACTGGTGGCGCGGGCGCATGGGAGCGCGCAGGCCGCTGCGGCGCTCGAAGCCTATCGACGGCGGCTTCTGATGCAGCCGGACCTGGTGACCGCCTGCGATCAAATCTGCGGCGAGGAGAAAACCCCGCGGGAGGCGGCCGGCGGCGAGCGGGAGGGCCTGAAGCTGGAGGCGGTCCTGAAGGTCGCCCTGAACATACTCGCCACGGCCTAGCGCCGGCGCCGGGGGATCGCGGCCGCGCCGAGTTGAACAAGCCCCAAGTCTGATGCTGGCCACGCGGCGCGGGCCAGGCGGGCGGGCTTTCATTCATTGGAGTTGATGATGGCGACATCAGAAGGCGACGGCCAATCGCCGAAAAAGAAGTCCAGGGCCGCGTCGGTCGCTGCGGTGCGGCGAGCGGCCCGCACCAAGGCGCTCGATGCGCTCGAGGCGCTTGAGAAGATCATGAACAGCGAGGGCCAGACCGCCGTGAGGCTGGCCGCGGCGCGGGAGATCCTGGATCGGGGCTATGGCCGACCGCGGCCTGGCGAGGCCGAGGCGGAGCCGGGCCCACGCGGCATGACGGTGATCGTGCGCAGGTTCACCGACCCGCCCGAGCGGAGGGACGGCGAGGCGGAGGGGGCGGGGTGAGCCGCCGCAAGGGCAAGCTGCCCGAGCTGCCGTCGCGCTGGACGCCGCGCGAGTATCAGAAGCCCCTGATGCAGTATCTGGAATATGGGGGCCTTCGCGCCGATGTGGCGGCGCACCGCCGATGGGGGAAGGACGAGGTCGCCCTGCACTGGACGGCGACCCAGATCGTCCAGCGGGCCGGCGTCTACTGGCACTTGCTGCCCGAGGCCAGCCAGGGCCGCAAGGCGATCTGGGACGCGGTGAACCCACACACCGGGCGTCGGCGGATCGACGAGGCCTTCCCGCCGGAGATTCGCGAGCGCACCCGCGACAGCGAGATGGCGATCCATTTCCGCAACGGTGCGGTCTGGCAGGTGGCCGGATCCGACAACTACAACTCGCTGGTGGGCTCGCCGCCGGTGGGGGTGGTGTTCTCGGAATGGGCGCTGGCCAAGCCCGACGCCTGGGACTTCATCCGCCCGATCCTCGCCGAGAACGGGGGCTGGGCCCTGTTCCTCTGGACGCCCCGGGGGCGCAACCACGCGACCCGGGCCTTCGAGGCGCGGGAGCGCGACCCGGAGTGGTTCACCCAGCGGGCTCCCGCGACCACGACCGACGTCTTCACGCCTGAGCAGCTGGAGAAGGAGCGGGCGCAACTGGTGGCCGAACTGGGGTCTCGGGAGGAAGGGGAGGCGCGGTTCGCTTCCGAGTACCTGGTGGACTTCGACGCCGCTGCCCCCGGCGCCTACTACGCAGTGCTGCTGGGGGAAGCGGAGAAGGCGGGTCGCATCGGCCGCGTGCCGCACGATCCGGCGCTCAAGGTGGACACGGCCTGGGACCTCGGCATCGACGACTACACGGCGATCTGGTTCTTCCAGCAAGTCGGGCGCGAGGTGCGGGCGATCGACTATTTCGAGACCCAGGGCCAGGGGCTTGCTGCGGTTGTCCGCGAGGCCATAGCCGCCAGGCCATACGCCTATGGGACTCACCATCTCCCCCATGATGTGATGGTACGCGAGCTTGGGACCGGGCGATCTCGCCTCGAGACGCTCGCTTCCCTGGGGCTGACGGGCGTGTCGGCCGGCCCGGCGACGGACCCGGAGGAGCGGGTGAACGCCGCCCGGCTAATGATCCCGGTCACCTGGTTCGACGCGGAGCGCTGCGCCCTCGGCCTCGAACGGATGCGCGCCTATCGCAAGCGCTGGAACCGCGCCACGCGGAGCTATGCGGGGCCGCTGCATGATCAGGCCAGTCACGGGGCCGACGCCTTTGGCGAGTTCGCCCTGCACCGGCGCGGGGCGCCGGCGTCTCGGCAGACGCGGCGGGTGGGCGGTGGGCCGCTGTCGTGGATGGGGTGAAACGAACAACGCCCCGGCCGGGGGGAGCCGGGGCGTCTTCGTTCAGCGGGTGCGGCGCGGAGGGGCTCGTCGGGGGGAGGGCGCCGCACGATCCCCAAACCCGTCGCGCAGGGGAGAGGTTCCCCGGGGTGGGGCGCTCAGAACGGAACGGAAGCGGCGACGATCGCGACGGCCGCGAGGAGAGCCCCGAGACCCAGACCGCCAAGAACGCTGGCCAGATATTCGCTGAAGCCGAGGGGCCGCCACTGCATGGCCGCCACCGTGGCGAAGGCGGCGATTCTGCTCCACGCCGCCGCGGTTGCAGCCCCCGCGACCAAGGCGCGCACCCTGCCGGTCACGCCGACCTGATGAAACCTTGGCAGAGCCCCCGCATTAGCCCCACGGACAGATAGGAGACTGGTTACATGGATGGCGTTGGCATTATTGGCGCGATCATCATCGGCATATTGGCCGGCTGGATCGCTGAGAAGGTGATGCGCCGCAATCACGGCCTGCTCACCAACCTGATCGTGGGCGTCGTCGGCGCGTTCCTAGGCAGTTTCATCGCGACCGCTATCGGCTTCGATCCGGGCGAAGGGATCATCCCCAGCCTGCTGATCGCGACCCTGGGTGCGATCCTGCTGCTGTTCCTGCTGGGCCTGTTCCAGCGTCGGCGGGCCTAACGCCTTAGAAGCTGGACGACGCCAGGCCGGCGCGACGGGGAACCGTCCGCCGGCCTTGTGCTGCCTGGATGGTCGGGGTCGCCCTGCATCGCCGCAGGTGGGTCTGTGCTTTGGCGCGCACGCCGGGAACCTTGGCTGCGTGCGAGGACTTCAAGCGTAGGTGTGCGTTGAATGGCGACGGGACGATGCGTGTTGCGGCCTGGGGCGTGGCGCCAGCCGTCGGCGCGAGAGAACCCGGCTGAGAAGCGGACAGGAGAATATCCCGAGCAATGAGGCGCGCGCCCCTGCCTTGCCGGCTGATCGTCGGGCTGATCGTTGCCGCCCTCGGCGCGCCAATGGCCGCCCAGGCGCAGTCGCTCTGGCGGCCCGATCCGCCGCCCGGGGCGCGGTCGGCGACACGGCTGGACGTGGCGCGCGCCCTGGAGGCCCAGATCGAGGCCGGGCTGGAAACGGGCGCGGTCGATACCGAGGTGGCCGACTTCTATCGCGACCGCAACTTCCGGCCGCTGTGGGCGCCGGGGCGACTGCGGCTGGATGTCGACCGTCTGGCTGAAGCCCTTGGCGTTGAGATCGAGGCGGAGGTTCGGGACCCGTGGCGTCTGGCCGAGATCGAGCTTGCGCTGTCCCAGGCCTATGCCCGCGGCGCGGGGCAGGTCTCGGAGTTGGGCGATGAAGCTGACGGCGTCGCCCTGGCCTATGTGGATCCGGGCCTCAGGCAGCCGCAGGAGTCTGGCGGTCGGGCGCGGCTTGAAGCCGCCGCCGAGGCGCCGACCGTGGGCCATCTCCTGGCCGAGCAACGGCGGTCCGATCCGCGGGGCGGGCCGCGCAACCGATACCATGAGGATCTGGCTCGGGCGCTGGAGCAATACCGCGCCCAATGGGCAGGCCTGCCCGAGGTGCGGATCGCGCCGGGGCGTGACCTGACCCCGGGGACGAAAGGTGCGCGGGTCGATCAGCTCCGAGCGCGGCTCGGGCTTCCCGAGACGGGCGAACCCTACGACGGCCTGCTGGTCGAGGCGGTGAGCGCCTTCCAGCGGGCGCACGGCCTGGAGCCCACGGGCGCCGCGGACGCGGCCACGATCCGCGCCCTGAATGCAGGTCCGGCGCATTACGAGCGCCTGATCGAGATCAACCTGGAGCGCGCCAAGGCCCTGCCGGCCTCGTTCGGCGATCGATATCTGCTGGTGGACGCCGCCGCGGGGGAACTCTGGTTCCACGAGCACGGAGAGGTGGCCCTGAACATGAAGGTCGTCGTCGGCAAGCCGGATCAGCCGACGCCGATGATGGCCGGCATGGTCCGGCACCTGATCTTCAACCCGTACTGGAACGTGCCAGAGGACCTAGTGCGTACTTCGATCGCACCCAAGGTGCTGGCCCGAGGCCTGTCCTATGTGGAGGACGAGGGCCTGGAGGTGCTGGCCGACTACACTGACGATGCGCCCGTGCTGAATCCGGCGAAAGTGGACTGGAAGGCGGTAGCGGCGGGGACGCTGAGCGTGCGGGTTCGGCAGAAGCCGGGGCCCAAGAACATGATGGGCAAAGTCAAGCTGATGCTGCCCAACCCGCTCGGGATCTATCTGCACGACACCCCGCACAAGGGCGATTTCGCCCGCTCGCAGCGGCTGGCGAGTTCGGGCTGCGTGCGCCTCGAGGACGCCATGAGGCTGGCGAAGCTGCTGGTGGACGAGGACCGGGCGGAGGCGGCGCTCGCGGTGGGCGGGGAGGAACGCCAGATCGACCTGGAGGCGCCTGTCCCGGTCTACATCACCTATTTCACGGCCATGCCTACGGAGACCGGCCTGGTGTTCCGCCCGGACGTCTATGGTCGTGACGCGGCCTTCGCGGCTCGGCGGGCTCAGGCGGAGGCGGCGCCGGCCGCTGACTGAACCCCGCGCCGCGGGCGCATATGTTTCGCTTTTTGTTCTTGACGAGCGCGCGCGTTTTTGCGATAAGAATGCCACTGTTGATGAGTGCGCCCGGCGACGGGCGGTGCTCTGACGTTCAGGACGGAGCCGCCTAGGCCCGTCGCCCCCTCCCTTTCGTCTGTTTCCGTTCACCCGCCGGGTCCGGCCCTGCGCGGGCGCCTGCCTATGGGGCTCACCTTGTCTGACGATGACCTGATCCGCGAGGCCCGCGAGGCCTTCGACCTGGCGGCCGACGCCGAGGCGGAAAACCGGCGCGAAGCCCTGGATGACCTGCGCTTCGCGAGGCTGGGGGAACAGTGGCCCGAGAAGGTGCGGCGGGAGCGGGAACGGGAAGGGCGGCCGGTGCTGACCATCAACCGGCTCCCAACTTTCATCCGCCAGGTGGTGAACGATGCGCGGCTGAACAAGCCGGCGATCGTGGTGCATCCGTTGGATTCCGGCGCCGATCCCGAGACGGCGGAGGTGTTCAACGGCCTGATCCGGCATATCGAGCAGAGTTCGGACGCCGAGGTCGCCTACGATACGGCCCTGGATTTCGCGGTCACGAGCGGGGTCGGCTACTTCCGGATCAACACCCGCTATTCCACCGACGACGGCTTCGATCAGGACATAGTGGTGGAGCGGGTGGCGAACCCGTTCGCGATCTATGGAGACCCGGAGTCGACGGCGGCGGACAGCGCCGACTGGAATACGGCCTTCGTGGTGGACACCTTGCCGAGGGCCACGTTCGAGGCGCGCTGGAAGGGCGCGCAGGCGGTGGACTGGGAGGGCGAGACCTACGGCCAGCTGTCGGCCCCGTGGCTGGACGGCGATCGCGTGATGATCGCCGAGTACTGGCGGCGGGAACAGACGACCCGGACGATCCTGGCCCTTTCGGACGGCCAGGTGATCGATGAGGCGGCCTACGGTGCGCAAAAGGCGATGTTCGACGCCCTGGGGGTGAGCGTCGTCGGCCGGCCGCGGCAGGTGGCCAGCCACAAGGTCGTGCAGCGCATCATGACCGGCGCCGAGGTGCTGGAGACCATCGACTGGGCAGGCCGGTTCATTCCGATCGTGCCGGTCTATGGCGAGGAACTGATCGTGGACGGCCGCCGGCGGCTGCGCAGCCTGGTGCGTGACGCCAAGGACCCGCAGCGGATGTTCAACTACTGGCGCACCACCTCCACCGAGCTGGTGGCGCTGGCGCCCAAGGCGCCGTTCATCGGCCGAAAGGGAGCGTTCGAGACCGACAGCGCGAAGTGGGCGACCGCCAATGTCCAGAGCCACGCCTACATCGAATACGACGGCCCCGAGGCGCCTGTCCGTCAGCCGTTCGCGGGCGTTCCTGCAGGGGCGCTGCAGGAGGCGCTGAACGCCTCGGACGACATGAAGGCGATCATGGGCCTCTATGACGCGAGCCTGGGGGCCCGGTCCAATGAGACCAGCGGCCGGGCGATCATGGCCCGGCAGAGGGAAGGGGACGTCTCGACCTTCCACTACATCGACAATCTGGCCCGGGCGATCCGGCACGCCGGACGGATCATGCTGGACCTCATCCCCAAGGTGTACGCGACGCCGCGGGTGGTGCGTGTGCTGGGGCAGGATGGGGCGGCCAGGAGCGTCGGCGTCGCGCCGGGCGGCCAGGCGGGCGAGCAACTGCGGAAGATCGGCAGGATCTACGACCTGACCGCCGGCAAGTACGACCTGACCGTGCGATCGGGCCCAAGCTTCACCAGCCGCCGCGAGGAAGCCGCGACGCAGATGATCGAACTGATCCGCGCCTATCCGGCGGCGGCGCCGGTCATCGCGGACCTCCTGGCGCGGAACCTGGACTGGCCGGGCGCCGACGAGATCGCCAAACGCCTGGCGGCCCTGCTGCCGCCCCAGGTGAAGGGCGTCCCGCCGGAGATCGAGCAGGCAAGAGCCCAGATCGCCAAGCTGGCGCAGGCCCTGGCCGCGGCGCGGACCCAGATCGAGGCCCTGAAGCGCGACCGTGTGCATGAGGCCCGCAAACTGGAGATCGAAGCCTTCGAGGCCGAGACCAACCGCCTCAAGGCGATGCGAAGCTAGGCGGCGCATCGCCGACGCGAAGCGGTGGATTGCGGAATGGCGGAGAGGCTCCGCGATGCCCTCTGCGCCGGGCCCATCCTCCCCCTGACCAGGCGCTAATCCCAAGGACAACCATGAAAGACAGACACCCCATCGCGGCGGGCGAAGAGCTCGCGCGCGCCGACGCGCTCGCCCTCGCGGCAGAGGAGGCGGCCCTGGCCGAGGACGCGGGACCGGGCGAGGACGAAGCGCCCGAGGAGGAGGACCTGTTCGAACTCGAGCTGGACGGCCAAGTGTACGTCATGCCGGGCGCCCTGCGGGGGGCGGTCCTTCGGCAGGCGGACTACACACGGAAGACCCAGGAACTGGCCGAACAGCGCAGGGCGTTCGAGGTCGAGCGCCAGGCTCTCGCACAGCGCGCTGGCCGAGGCATGAGCGAGGAGCGCACCCGCCTGGCGGTGCTGGACCACTATCTGTCCGAGTTCGAGCAGGTGGACTGGCGCGCCTATGAAGCCGAGGATCCGGAGGCCGCCCAGCAGCTGTGGGCGCAATATGAGGATATTGCGCAGGCGCGAGAGCAGCTGGCCGAGGCCGTGGCCCATGCCGAGGCGCGGGCCGAACTGGAGCATGCCCGCGCCGCCGCCGAGCGCATGGCCGAAACCGGCCGGACCCTGGCGCGCGAGATCGACGGCTGGTCGCCTGAGACGGCCGCCAAGCTCGTGGAGTACGCCCAGGCCTTCGGCGTGACGCTGGAGGAATTGGCGGAGACCGCCGACCCGCGGCTGTGGAAGCTGCTGCACAAAGCCTGGCGCGCCGATCAGACCTCGCAGCAGGACGTGGTCTCGCAGGCCTATGCTGTCCGCCCCGCCGTACGCGTGGCGGGGGTCGCCACCGGCGGGGGCGTGCGGGACGAACTCGGCACCCGAGAATGGATGGCCCGCCGCAATCAGCAGGCCGCCAGGGCCCGCTGACGGGTCGCCACCTCCACGGCTCGCGCCGTCCCGAGCAAGCGCCACGCGCCACGGCCCGGGAGCAAGGTGATGAGGCCGTTCCCCAGCCGCCGCCGGCCGAGCCGGCGCCTTTCGAACACGCGCGCCGAGCGCCTCGGAAGGCTGAACGCGGCGCGACATCAACATCTACAAGGACGACGGATGCCCAATTCCATCCTGACCGCCACCGCGGTGACGCGGGAGGCGCTGCGCGTGCTGCACCAGAAGCTGAACTTCGTGGGCACGATCACGCGCGAATACGACGACAGCTTCGCCCAGCAGGGCGCCAAGGTGGGCGACACCCTGAAGGTGCGCCTGCCCAATCAGTACACGGTGCGGACCGGCGCGACCCTGGCCGCCCAGGACACCGTCGAAAGCGCCGTGGAGCTGAAGGTCCAGACCCAGAAGGGCGTGGACCTGAACTTCACCAGCATCGACCTGACCATGAGCCTGGACGACTTCTCGGAGCGGATCATCGAACCGGCCATGAGCGTGCTGGCGGCCAACATCGAGGCCGACGCCATGAGCATGTACAAGGATGTCTATAATCAGGTGACCAACACCGGGCAGCCAGCCAGCTTCGCCAAGGTGCTGCAGGCGCGGAAGATCCTGGTCGACAACCTCGCGCCGCTGAACGCCCGAACCTGCAATCTGAACACCCAGGACAACGTCGACCTGGTGGACGCGCTGAAGGGCCTGTTCAACGACAAGGGCGTGATCAGCCGGCAAAACCGCGAGGGCTTCATGGGGCGGACCGCCGGGTTCGACTTCATGGAGAACACCTTGTGGCCGGCGCATGTGCGCGGGGCGGGCAACGGTTATCTCGTGAACGGCGCCGGCCAGACCGGCTCGACCCTGGCGGTGAACACCGGGACCGGCGCCCTGAAGGCCGGCGACGTCTTCACCATCGCGAGCGTGAACCGGGTGCATCCGGAGACCAAGCAGTCGACCGGCGTGCTCCAGCAGTTCGTCGTCAGCGAGGACTATGCGGGCGGGGCCGGCACGATCCAGATCAGCCCGGCCATCGTGACCACGGGCGCCGGCCAGAACGTGACCGGCTCGCCCGCGGCCGGCGCAGCCATCACTTTCGCGGGGAACGCCGGCGCGGCCCACGGCATCTCCATGGCCTACCAGAAGGGCGCGTTCGCCTTCGCCACCGCCGACATGGTGATGCCCCGCGGCGTCGACTTCGCCAGCCGCGAGGTGTTCGACGGGATCTCGATGCGGATCGTGCGCCAGTACGACATCAATTCGGACAAGTTCCCGTGCCGTCTGGACGTGCTCTACGGCTTCAAGACCATCCGGCCGCAGCTCGCCTGCCGCCTGGCCAACAACTAGCGGTTTCCTCTCGCTGCTAGCCGCGGGCGGCCCTCGGCGAGGGCCGCCTGCACTTTCCCGGCCGTTCCTTCGGAAATTTCACATGGCGATCACCACCTACGCCGAGCTGCAGGCCGCGGCGGCGAACTGGCTTGCGCGCAGCGATCTGGCGGCGCGCATCCCGGAGTTCATCACCTTGGCCGAGGTGCGGCTGAACCGCGTGTTGCGGGCGCGTCTGGCCGAGGCGGAACAGGAGCTGGCGCTGCCGGCAGGGCTCAGGACGATCCCGCTTCCGGCCGCCTTCGCCGAGCCGCTGGCTCTGTGGCTGATCCGGTCCGCGGGGCGGCTGGCCCTGCCGTTCGTCGAGGCCGCGCTTCTGGGCGTCTCCTCCCTGCGCGGCGAGCCGTGCGCCTGGACCATCGATGGGGCGAACCTCGCCTTCGACCGTCCGGCGGACCAGCCTTACGCAGTCGGCCTGCGGATGCTGCGGAAGTTTGCGCTGTCGGAGGCCGAGCCGACCAACGCGCTGCTGGCAGGCCATCCGGACGTCTATCTCTTCGCGACCCTGTGCGAGGCCGCGCCGTTCCTGCGGGACGCCGAACTGGCCCACGCCTATGAGGCCAGGCTCGCCCGGGCCCTGGCGGAGGCGAATGAGAAGGAGGCTCGCAGTCGCGCGGCCCAGACCCTGGCGACCGAACTGCTGGGCCTGATGCGGGAGCGGGCATGATGCTGGCGCCGACCGGGCCGGGCCTGCCCGAAGGCGTGCGCGCCGTGCTGAAGAGCTTCCATGACGCCATCGCCGCGTTGCAGGCGCCGGGCGCGCCCACGCCGCTGTTCGCTGCCGACCAGGCGGGGCTGCCCCCCGCGGCGGCCCATCCGCGGACGCTCCTCCTCGTCACCGACCTCAACGTCCTCGCCCATTCGGACGGGGTTCACTGGATCCGCCAAGACACGGGAGCCGTGATCGCCTGATGCCTTCTTCCTGGTCGCCGTCGCTGCGCTTCGAGCTGCAGTTCACCGGCGAGAACATCAACCTGTGGGGCGAGAAGCTGAACGCCACGCTCGCCCACGCCGACTACGCCGTGGCCGGCTGGCTGACGAAGCCGCTGGCCGGCGATGCGGCGCTTACCACCGCCAACGCCGGCGACGACGAGGCCCGCGCGGCGATGATCAAGTTCACCGGCGAGGCGGGGCCGTTCACCGTGACGCTGCCGCCGGTGAGCAAGAGTTATCTGGTCTGGAACGCCTGCGGGGGGCTGGTCACCCTGAGCACCGGCGCAGGCGCGTCGGTGGCCGTGGACCCCGGCGACATGGTGTGGATCGCCACCGACGGGGTCGACGTGAAGACGCCCGGCTATGGCGGGGCCTCGATCAAGCAATGGGTCGAGGCCGTCGCCTGGACTTACAACGCCGGCAACCTGCCGGCCCAGGCCGGTAATGCGGGCCGGTTCGTCAAGACGGACGGCGAGACCGCCCGCTGGGCCTCGATCGCGAGCACAGATCTTGCCGACTACGCGCAGCGGATTCTGGGCGTCCAGGTCGCGCTCGCCGTCGCCCTCTAGGAGAACAGCAATGCCCACGACACCGAACAGCATCGTTACGCCGCAAGCGCCGAAGTCTGCCTATGTCGTCTACGGCACGGCGCAGGCGACCTATCCGCCGACCGCCAGCCCGACGAACACGGCGCTGCTGCTGGAGGCCGGGAGCAACGGCGGACGGCTCACGCGCCTCTACGCCATGCCCCAGGAGAGCACCGGGACGACCGGCGTGGTGCAGGTGTTCCGCTCGAACGACGGTGGGGAGACCAAATACTGGGCCGACGCCGCGGCGGTGACCAACGACACGGTGTCGGCCACCGACGCGCCCATCAGGGTCGACTTCGGCTACTCGGACGACAATCCGATGATCCTGGCGCCCGGCGAGCAGCTCTACGTCGCGCCGTCCATCGGCAAGAGCTTCGTCTTCGTCGCCGAGTGGGCGGACTACTGATGCGTCAGCCGCTTCGAGGGTTTGTCGCCCAGGGGATGGATGGGCGGAAGCGGGGCGGGCGTCCGCCGCGGTACTTGGGAATCTTCCAGAAGACCGAAGGCGGCCCCGGCACCCAGGTCTCGCCCCCGGTGCCGTCCTGGTGCGAGGTGTTTCTGATCGGCGCGGGGGGCGGGGCAGGTTCGGGGTCAAATCGCCCGGGAGGTGGCGGCGGCGGGGCTGCGCGAAAGCGGTTCTTTTGCCCACCGAGTGCTTCCCTGTTTTACGCAGTAGGTGCGCCCAGCGGGGGCTCTGACGGCGGCGACAGCTTTGTTCAGACGCCTTCGGAAGGGCGCGTTGTTGCCCAGGGCGGAAAGAGCGGGCCAAATGGCGGTGCTGGTGGCTATGGCACGGGCGGTGATGCTCATCGCCGCGGTGGCTCTGGTGGCGCAGCGGGGGTGAATGGATCGAAGGGCGAAGGCGGCGGCGCCGGCGGGGCAGCTGGCAACGGCAACGGCGGTGGAGGCGGTGCAGCCGGCTTCAGCGAGTACGGCGCGACAGTCGAAGCCGGTAATGGCGGTGGTGCATCACAAACACCAGGGCCTGGCGGCGGGAGTGTAGCGACTAATGGTGTTGGCGGGATTGGCCGGATAACCTTTGTTTTTACTGCCGCCTAGCCTTGAGGGCGCGGGCCATCTCTTCGGCAAGCTCCGCCGCCGACCGCCCATCTCCCACGCCGTCGAATATCCGCCGCCGGAAGGCGTTCGATAGTTCGTCCACGGGGGTCGGAGTCCTGATCTGCGAGGTCTTGTCGCTGAACGCGGCGATGCTGCTGACAAAGGGGAAAGCCAGGCAGGCCCGTAGCCGGCCGGCGTGGATGAGCGCTCGCATGGTGATGTCGTAAGGAGCATTCATCGGCGTTGTCGCGAAGGCTGCAAGCACGTGTTCCTTCGAAGTACCATTGACGACGTAGGCCGCGGCAGATGCGAACTGCATCGCCGAGAGATCGAGAAAGCCGATGGCGCCTCCCGCCGCCTGTCGCCGCGCTTCCAAGGCCGGCCAAAGGCGAATGTCCCCAATGGCGGCGTCGAGCAGCAGCAGATCCCAGTTTCCGGCGGCCTGCAGCGGCGCGGTGAACGCGGCAGGCGACAGGATCACGTCGTCCTCGAGCACGAGGAGATGCGAGCGGCCGTCGTGCAGTTCGCGGATCGCCTTGAGGTGACTGAGGAAGCACGCCTTTTCGGTCGCCGATGCACCACCGGGGGCGGAGGCGGCTTCCGAAGCGTCGATGGCCGGCGTCCGGGTGAGCGTGACCCCCGGCGGGGCTAGCTCCGCGAAGTGGGCCTCCATATACCCCCTGCGCTCGGTGGCGCGATCAAGATTGATGTAGCCGCAGATCATGCCGCCAGCCGGTCCAGCGCGCCGCTCCAGTCGCCAAGGCTGGGCTGGCGGATGATCGTTACAGAGCCTGACGCAGGGATCACCTGGGCGCCGAGCGGCGCGAAGAGGCGGGCCAGGGGCGGCGAACAGACCAGGGCCACGGAGATTCCACGGGCGACCAGTTGGGACGCCCAGCGGGCGAACATGATCTGGTCGCCCAAGCCCTGTTCCCACCACACCAGCAGCGAGCTGATCTCTTCACCGCGCCATTCAGGGTAGCTGGGGTGCGGCTCCTTCGTCCGTCGCCCGGGCAGGTCACGCCTGGCCTCGTAGAGGCCCCAGCCCTCCACCCAATCGCCCTGCCGCAGCCTGAGAACCGCCAAGGCGTATCGGGTGGCGCCGTTGGCCGGATCGCGGCGCAGAACTTCGCGGCGCACAGCCTCGACCTCTTCGTAGCGACCCTCGCGTTCAAGGGCACCGGCGCGGCGGCCGAGCTCCGCAATCGAAATCATGGATTCCCACTAGCAGCAGGTCGTCGGATGCGCATCCCTCTCGAACCGCCGCCGGGGTTACACGGCGACGACACCACGTTCGCCTCTGCGGGGCGCTGGGCCGACGGGTCCAATGTGCGGTTCCGGCTGGGCCTTCCGCAGACGATCGGCGGCTGGGAAAGCCTGACCCAGCAGAAGCTCTCCGGGGTCTGCCGCGGGATCTTCCCCTGGACCGACAACACGGGGACGCTGAACATCGCCTTCGGCACCCATGCCAGTCTGCAACTGTGGCGGGGCGGAGAGCTGTTCGACATCACGCCGGAGGCCGGCTTCACGGCCGGGGCGATCGATGGCGCGGGCTCGGCCGGCTATGGGACCGGCGGGTTCGGGATGGGCGGCTACGGCCTGGCGTCGGCGATGGACTATTTCCCGCTGACCTGGTCGTTCGGCGCCTGGGGGCAGCATCTCCTGGCCTCGCCGCGGGACCAGACGATCTTCGCCTGGACGAACGACGCCGGGGCGAGGGCGGAGCCGTTGGCCGATGCGCCCGCCAATGTCACCTACATGCTTGTGGCGCCGCTGAACGGCGGCTACCAGGTGTTTGCGCTGGGCTGCAACGAGGAGGTCTCCGGGACCTTCAACCCGCTCTGCATCCGGCATTCCTCCATCCGCAACAACACCCAGTGGAGCACGAGCGCGTCCGGCTCCACGGCGCGGGAATACATCCTGACCGGCGGCGGACGAATCGTGGCGGGCCGGATGTGCGGGCCGTACATGCTGGTGTGGACCGGCGATGCCTTGTTCCTGGGGACTTTCGTAGGCGCACTGAATCAGCCCTGGCGGTTCGATCGCATCGGCCGGAACTGCGGCCTGATCGGGCCGAACGCGGCGGTGGTGGTGGGGCAGCAGGCGTTCTGGGTGAGCCCCGATCGGCAGTTTTACCGCTATGCCCTGGGCGGACAGCCGGAACCGATTCCCTGTCCGATCCGGCGTGATTTCGCCGAGGAGCTGGCGGCGAGCCAGGGCGACAAGGTGGTCGCCTCCTCGAACTCCGAGTTCTCGGAGGTGCGGTTCGACTACCCCGACCGGCGCGACGGTTACGAGAACAGCCGCTACCTCGCCATTGCCCTCAGCGGGCCGGACGCCGGCGCGTGGCACAAGGGCATCATGGCCAGGACCGCTTTCGTGGACGCCGGGCCATCGGCCTATCCCATCGGCGTCACCTACGACGGCGAGGTCTATTTCCACGAGAAGGGCCGCTCGGCCGACGGCGGCAAGTTCTCCTGGTTCATCGAGAGCGCGGACAGCCAGCTCGATCCCGACCGCACCCTGCTGGTTCGCGAAATCTGGCCCGACTTCAAGGACCAGGCCGGGCCGGTGACGCTGACCCTCTCCGCGCGGTTCAGCCCGCAGCAGGCCTCGCAGGTCGTCGTCTCGCGGACGATGGCGCCGGGCGAAGCGAAGACGGACCTCCTGATGAGCGGCCGGCTCTTCCGGGTGCGGTTCTCCGGAGAGAGCGCCCCGACGGGCAGCCGCATCGGGCGGCCGATGTTCGATGTGACGTTTGCGGGCGGCCGTTAAGGCGCTAGAACAAAAGGAGAATTTCTTTGGGCTTTGGCTTTGAAAGCAAGACCTCCTCGACCAAGGAGACCAAGGACCGGAGCTTGACGTCGACCCGGACGCCGATCGTCCCGGACTGGATCTCCAATGCCGTTCAGCGCGCGACAGGCCAGATCGACGGCCTGATGTCGCTGGACCCGACGTCATTGGTCGCGCCCGTCCATGGGCTGCAGGGGCAGGCGGCGAACACCGCCCAGAACCTGGGCGGGCAGCTCTGGAACTATGAAGGCGCGCTCGATGTGACCCGGGGCGTGGCCAGCTCCAACTGGCTCGACAACTACATGCAGGCGCCGGCCACGCCGAGGGTGCGCGGGGAAAGCCTGCTCGACAACCTGCCGGCCTATATGAGCCCGTACACCCAGGACGTGGTGGACGCCGCGCTCGCCGACTTCGACTACGGCGCGGGCCGGACCCGGGCGCAGCAGGACCTTGAGCTTGCGGCTTCCGGCGCCTTCGGGGGTTCGGGCGCCGCCCTGACCAGGTCGATGACGGAAGACGCCTTGGCGCGCGCGCGGGCGACCACGAGCGCCAACCTGCGAGATCAGGCCTTCACCCGCGGCGCGGCGCTTTCAAGCGACGACGCCAACCGTCGCCAGCAGGCCGCCCTGGCCAACGCCCAGATGGCGCAGCAGGACTGGAACCAGCGTGTTGGCCAGTACCTAGCGGGCCAGGATCAAAGGCTGCGGGCGGCTGACCAGCTGGCCAGTCTCGTGGGCGCTTACGAGGGCGACCAGCGTGCGAACATCGCGACCCAAGGCGAACTCGGATCGGCCCTGCGCGAGGTCGAGCAACAGTATCGCCAGGCCCCCATCTCCCATGCCCAGCAGATCGTCGCGATGCTCGGCGGGCTGCCCTACAGCATGTTCGCCGGCGAACAGCTCAATGAGTCCGAACGCAGCAAGACCAAGACGTCGGGCGTCGAGGTCAATCGAAAGACCTCGTTTCCATGAGCACCCAATCCGAACGTTTGGCGGCCGTTGAGCAGCGGTTGACCGATCATGAGGCGCGTTGCGAGGAGCGGCTCGCCGAGATCAAGGCCGCGGCGGCCTCGACCCTTCGCGCGGTGGAGGGGCTGAAAGCCCGCTCCTGGGGCCTTGTGATTGCGTTGCTCGCCTGGGCCCTGGCCCAGGTGTGGAGCGACAACGCCTCGCGCCTGGACCGCCTGGAGGCGGCCGCGCCGTCCTCCTACCAGAAGGTGCGCCATGCCGCCGCCGATTGAGGTCCGCTGGCTCTGGCGGCGGATCTACACCTACGTCACGACGCTGCTGAACAGCGCCGGGGTGATCGCCATCGTCTGTCGCCTGGATGACCCCAGCGCGCTGAAGTGGCTGGGCCTCGCTCTGATCGCAGCCAATGTGATCATGGCCACCCTGTATCTGGCAGGGGCGACCGTCACTGACTGGGCCAAGCTAGCCGCGGCCGCGCGGCGCGGCGACTAGCCCGCAAGGACTTCCTGATGACGACGAAATTGACGGCGCATTTTGCGCTGGAAGAACTCGTGGGCACTCAGCATCGCGAGATCGATAACACGCCCCCTTCTGAGGTGGTGGCCACGCTGCGGACAACTGCGGCCCGGATGGAGGAGGTCCGGCGGCTGCTGGGCGACAGAGTGATCACCGTCACAAGCGGCTATCGCTCTCCGGCGCTGAACCGAGCCGTCGGTGGTGCGCGCACCTCGGCCCACCTCACCGGCCACGCGGTGGATTTCAACTGCCATGGGTATGGCGGTCCCCGCGCGGTCTGCGCCGCCATCGCCCGCTCGGAGATCCCCTTCGATCAGCTGATCGAGGAGGGAACGTGGGTGCATATCTCGTTCGAGCCGCGCATGCGTCGGCAAGTCCTGACCAAGCGGCCGGGTGGCGGCTATGAGCTGGGGCTGCGCCCGTGACGCCGCGGAGCGCCGCGGCCTTGGCGGGAGGCGGCCTGCTGCTCGCCGCCGCCCTGGGGCTCTACTGGAAGGGCCGGATCGAGGGTGCGGCCGGCGAACGGCCGAAGGTGGACGCCGCGATGGCCCAGGCGGCCATCGCCGGCCTTGAGGCCCAGGGCGAACGCGAGAGCGCCCAGCGGTCGGAGGTGGTGCTCCGGCTGCGCGAAGCCGCGGCTGAGACCGCAATCCGCCTCAACAGAGACGCCATGACTTCCGAGGACGCCCATGCCCCGCTCCCCGCTGATCGTACCCTTCGCCTGCACGCTCATGACGACGAGCTGTGCCGCCTCGCGCCCGAGCTTGCCGGTTGCGCCCCAGCTTCAGATGCCGCCCGAGGCGACCATGCCCTGCGCCCTGCATCGTCTGCCGAAGGCGCCGAGCCAGGCTGATCTCGAGATCGGCTATGCGACGCGGGGGGCGCAGATCGTGGCCTGCGACGCCGCCCGGCGACTGGCCGTGGAAACGCACGAAGCAGAGCATGCCCTTGAGGCCGAAGCGGTTCGCCGCAAGCGGCCCTAG